CTCTCTCCTCCATTGTATACATTTATACATATTGTTTATTTTATAATTAATATATTGATATGTCAAAATATCTCAAAATGGCTTAAATACGTTACTTTTTGAAGGTACTTCGTGTAATAACATATCATGGCAAATCAATTTTTTGCCCCTAAATTGCCCCTAAATTGCCCCTAAAAAAAGCCCACCATATTGCTATGATGGGCTCTCTGTTCTACTTCAAAATCTCATTGACTTTGTTCTGGATTATAGTTGGATTATACCCCGCTGCCTTAAGCCTATTGATACGCTCCTGTCCGTTGCCCCACTTGCCTATGATGACTTCATGAGCAACTGCATTGATGATCTTGTCCTCTGACATCTGTGAAGCCTTGACGAGCTTGTTGACTGCTGCCTGTACCTTATTGTAATCATATCCAGCCTTTGTGAGTCTATTCTTACGATCAGTACCGTTGCCCCACTTGCCCGCCAGCACCTCTTTAGCCAGCGTGTTGACGCTCTTCTTTGCTGTCGTAGATGTAGGCTTGATCTTAGCCTTACCTGCCAGCTTATTCCAGCTCGCAGCGCTGATATATGCCTTGTTGAGGTCAAGGCTGCCAGCGTATCCTGCAAGCTTGCCAACAGATGTATACTGCCTGATAAAGCAATTATATTTTCCTTCGTTCCATGGGTGCTCCTGGTATCCGGTCTCAACATAATCTGGGTACTGAGCTATCCACAAGCCATATCCGGACTTTTTAACTGCATCCATAGCGCTCTTCTGGATGTATATCAGTGGCTTAATGCCTGTCTTTTTCTGCACATAACTGCACCACTGCAAGCACCACTCCAGATCCTTGACACCAAATAGATGGTTGTTTCTTGCTTCCCAATCAAGTACGAGGATTGCTTTGCCGATGTACTTCTTGCAGTATGCCAGGAAGTAGTCAGCCTCTTTCTGTGGATCTCCGCCATTTGCATAGTGGTATACTCCCAGAAGTTTTTTTCTACTCAAAACTTTATCACAATGCGCTGCAAAGTATCTGTTCTTGTAGTCTGTTCCCTCTGTCGCCTTGATAACACAAAAGTCAAACGGCACTTTAGCAAGGTTGATGCCAGCATCACCCTGCCATGCACTGATGTCAATTCCGTTCATTCTGATCGCCACCTTTCTCTTCACTCTTTGATGTTAATATGTCTATTGCTTTATTGATTACCTCAGGGAGCGGTACACCCATGAGACCAGCGTTCTCAACTATACTTATGGTCTCGTTCACTATGAACCCTATTATCACCGCATCCCGGATATAGTTTGAGCCTATCGCCAGATCAAGCCTATAGGCTATCAATACAAACAAAAGGGACATGCCCTTACGACATAATCCCTTCCATCCTGCCTTACTCTCTAAGGCTCCTGACGTTGTTTTCTTACTGTTGTGAAAAACTCCAGCCACCACAAGGCCACTTACATAGTCTATGGCCATGAACATGACCAGTGTTGCCAGCCCTGCATCCCATCCACCAAACAGGGATGCTATCACACCGCCTATTGCTCCAGCGGTTGTACATATTGCATTTTTCATACTTTCTATCCTCCTAAATTAAGATGTCAATTTATCGCCTGTCAGCCATGTTCCAGAGAGTGATATCTCATCATTTGCTGCAAGTTTCACTGTAGTACCCATCATGCAGATGTTTCCGTCTGGTCCCTGCTGACCGGATGATACAGCTACGATCGATACCGGCCTGAAACCAGTCGGAACGGATGCTACAGATACAGTTCCGGTCCTACCAACAGCATATGACTTCTTGATCTCTATGTCCTGTTCATTCTGCCTGGAATACCATTTATATATTGATATGAGTATCCCTCCTATCAGTACAAGAGCTCCAAGTACCTTCCCAACCTGAATTATTGTTTCAAAATTTATATACATGCTCAACCCCCTATATAAGATTCTTAGGTCTTGCAACTCCTACTACAACTAAGCTTATATTTGAATCTGCTTTGTTTGTATTTTTTGCTTTTACAGTTATCGAATATGTAGTCTGATTTATTGAAGAAGCTTCATATCCCATGTATGTGACACCACTAGGGATATTTTTAGGAATAACTAATATTCTACCCGTATTCATTGGAAGCTCTACATCAACGGCATATTGAAGTGTCGTTCCTGCGTCAGTTCCTGGTATAGTCGCTGTTGCGCCTACTATATCAGATATAACAAGGCTTTTTGTTGCAATTTTTTCCGCATAGCTTTGCGCATTAGCAGCATCTGTTTTTGCACTGTCTGCCGTGTTCTGTGCATTATCCGCTTTCGATGATGCAGTGTCTGCTGTTCTCTGCGCTTCCTCAGCCCTACCTATAGCTTCCTCAGCCATTGATGCTGCGTCATTTGCAATAGACTGTGCCTTTGCGGCTGTTTTTCCGACTTTCGATATCTCCTGGATGATATTCTCTGTCGTTGAATCTGACTCCTCTTTTGTATATTTATTACTAAGTGGGGGGAAAGTTGATGCAATCGCAACTGGCCCACTCGCATTTATTCCATCGTGTATAATTTTGTAAAGCGGCATGTCGGCGACACTTACATTATTGGCTATTATGCCAGTTTCATACACAGGTGATTGTGGCTCCTGTGAGGATTCTACAGGCTGCCCTGTCAAGATCAGCAATGACATATCCTCAAGTCCTTCCTCTGACAGCGTGTATCTTGCAACAAGAATATCAACTCGCTTTTTACCTGTTTCTCCACTGGGAAAAGTAAGATCTTCATATGTACCTGTAACCCTAGCATGGCACCCCTGAAACATAATGTCACACGGATATACTCTAAGTGTCGTTGAATTAACCAGCACTGGTGGCTGGGAGACCGACAAAAATCCATCGCCATCCCATTCTGCTCTGTGCAAGGCTCTATCATCTGCACTCGTTACATGTGGTTTCCCTGTTTTTCCTGTTATTATCTTCATATTTCCACCCTTTCCGCTACGACACCGAATATTCAATGTCTATGCTGTTATCATCTATCTTAGCTATGATATTTGTTATCTGTTTCTTGACGGTGATTCCTGTAATATCCTCTGTACCACCAGTAATATCCCCAATCTGCATTGACATATCTGGTAGTGTCATATCTAAGCTGTCCACATTAAGCTCCTGTATTCTTGCTATACCGCCTGTTCTAAGCTCATCAATATTTGCTGCCGAACTATAGTCATATATTGCTGTGCGTTCTTCCAAGCCTTTATATGTCTGCGTATCAGTGATATTTCCCACCTTATCAACGTACAAGTGCAGCACCTGACGGTCTTTGAGCTCGCCTTGACCAAGGCAGATAAGATGATTATATCCATTCTTGACCTGTGTGATATTGTAGTTGATATCCGATCTCATACAATCCTTATCCTCTGTATAATCGTAAGGCACCGCACTACTCATAGTCACATATCCATCTTTAACCACAAGCCTGAGGACCCTGTTCTGGGTGCTCAACAGCGCACATATGCCATCATAGAGACTCACATATCTGTTGAACTGAAATGATTGTACATTCCATGATTCGCCTGTCATTCTGTATATGCTGCTAAGTCCAGCCACTTCAATGAGCTTATTGATCACTGTAACTGCATCACCTGTTACGATTCTGTAGTCTTCGCCATTCGGTGGCTCAATAATCTTGTCGCAAAGTATGCCTCTGAGATTCCGGCCCGTATACCTAATCTCCCTGTCTGCAGTAACAACTCCAACATTATCAACTATGCCACCGTATTCTGTGTTGTTGATATACCACCATGAGCCACCTCGCAGAATGTTATTATCCCTAGCTACAGTTATCTCAAAATCCTTATCCTTTGCAACATCCACATCTGCGCTGAAGTTCCTGAGATATCCCTGTTCTACCCTGTCTGCATCAGTGTATATCAACCTTATGTCCATTTTGGTTCACCTCTCTCATGTATTACACTTAAATCAAAATCAAAGCTTCCATTCCACATCACACGATGATTCCCGGGGGATATCTTTTCAAACACATCGCTTTGCTTGTCCCTGTATCTGAACATGTTTTCCCGGGTTCCATCTGCTTTCACAAGAGTTATCGTAAGCTCTGCAGAATTAATAACGATCTTATCTCCATCGCCAACAACACACCTAACGCTGTAGTAATGATTGTCAACATATATGACTGGATTAACAGCACCACTATGTATGCTGAGTACAAAATCACAGTTTCTGAAGTCGTCCACCTCAAGCTTACTGATATTGTCAGAAATTGAGTTGTAATCATATTCATAACAATACTCATAGCCTTTACCTTCAATAAACTTATCTGGTACATGCTTATAGTTGTGCAACTCTTCCTTCATCCATCTGCCACCATCTGTTACTACTTTAAGTGACAGATTCATCGATGTAGCCACGTCAAGATAATTGCTCTTCGCCGAACTAAACACATAGCATTCAAGATAGTAATTACCTATATAGAGCTTCCCTTTCTGTTCTGCTATGATGTCTTTTTCACAGACTTCATACAGTCTATTCTTAAGATCGATACACTTCTTCTTACTTTCTGCCGATATAACAACAGGGATGGTCTTTGAGACCACCCCTGTTCTGAAATTTTCGGCACGGTTCCTGCTGCTATCGTATGTATATTCGTAGTTTCTGAGATCGTTTGAGTTGGCAAAGATACCCTTCTTCCCGAACTCTATAGTCTCACCTAAGTGATTCACATATCTAAGCTGTTCAAGCATTCGCCTTCACCATCCTTCCAAACTCTCTGCCGTCAAGTTTCAATCTCACACCCTCTGTAAGAGCTGTCAGTATCCACTCATACATGTTGTCATCTATGTGTCTTATAATCTCCAGTATCTTATAAAGTACCTTCAGTGATTCCGAATCACCAGTCACTGCTCCACCTGTAGCCTCTGCCATGTCCTCAGCTACCTTCTTAATCCAGCCAGTATTCTTCTCAAGTGGCACTACAGCCTCAGCTCCATTACCCTCAAGGATACCGACCTGACCACGCTTAAGCACACCACCTTCAGCAAGCTGCGGGGCATCAAGCTCATCTATTCTTGATATTGATACTTTTGGTATCTTATTCAAGATAGATATCGCCGAGTTAATTGCCCGGATAAAGCCATTGATAATCCCTGTAGCTTTACTAAGTATCGCATTGACTGCTGATGTCACAGCACCTTTCAGGCCGTCCGCTATTGCTGTTCCGACCTTGCTAAATATGTTCTTGATCTTCTGCCATGTTTCTGAGAAGAAGTTCACTATCGGAGAAAATTTATTCTTAACCCCATTATATGCCTTGCTGAATATATCACTGAACCATGTGCCTACATATGCAAATGCACCTTTTATATTGGATCCTATATTACTAAAAAACTCTGGTGCCGCGTTCCATGCTTTCTTGATTCCCCGCCAAGCTGCAGCAAATGATTCTTTACAGTTATTGATCACTGTAACTATCAACTTGATGGCAGCTTTAAGCGTTCCTGAAAGCATCTTACAATACCATTCAAGGATTGGTTTCAGCACATTTAGATAATCTTCCATCAGCATCGAAAGTATTTCCGCCAGTGGTGGTAATATCATATTGATAAGATCTGTCAGTGGCGTGACTACCTGCATTACCAAGTCGATAATCGGTGTCAACATAGCCAAAAACGGCTGTAACAATTCAAGTATAGGCTGCAAAATAGCCATCAAAACAGGCAGTAAAGATTGAATAATCTGAGTCACCGGCGGCAAAAGAATATTGATCAGATTCGTAAGTGGCGGTAAAACCGCCTGAATAATCTGCATCATCGGTGGTAAAAGCAGATTAAGCAGTGTTGACAGTGTTGTCAGCACAGGTCCAACCAACTGCAGAATCGATGGTAAAATCGATGTCAGAGTGCTAAAAACAGAATTTAGAGCGGTTGATATCGACTGTCCCAATTCCCCACCTATGCCGGGCAGTAATGTCTCAAGTATTCCGGGCAGATTATTGACCACCTCAGACAACAACGATGTCGCTCCCTGTATCAACGATGGCAGTAACTGCTCAATAAGATGCGGTATGTATGGTGCCAGTTTCTGAGTCAGCTGAGACAGCCCTGTAACCACCCTCGGCAGTGTATCGGCTATCCTTGGAACAAGATTATCTGCTACAGCCATAGCCGAATCAACAAGGTTATTCATCAGCACTCCCATATCCTGAGATGGGTCTGCCATACCTATGAGCAGATTAGCCCATGCGGACTTCACCATGCCGATGGATCCCTGTATTGTCGTGGCTGCTTCTTTTGCGGTAGTGCCTGTTATATCCATGTTAGTCTGCACAACATGAATAGCCTCAATCATCTTATCGAATGATACACTGTTGACGTTATCTGCTGTCACGGTCATGGTATCACCAAGTACACCAGAATCATTGATAAGCCTTGCCATCTCAGATGCAGTACCACCATAACCAAGCTTGAGGTTATCAAGCATGGTGTAGTTTTGCTTTGCAAAGCCCTGATATGCGTTCTGAATCATCTCCATACTGGTGCCCATCTTATTGGCATTATCTGACATGTCTGTTATGGCCAGATTCGCATACTCGGCAGCCTGCGCTGTATCACCTTCAAGGCCTTGTAGTAATGACGCTGAAAAGCTCGTTACAGTATCCATATACTCGTTCGCTGACAATCCCGCCGTCTTATATGCATTATTCGCATACTCAACAACCTTATCTGAGCTGTCCTTGAACAGTGTCTCAACACCACCGACAAGCTGCTCGTAGTCCGCATACTGCTCTACAGCACTCTTTGTCATCGCAGTTAAACCAGTCGCCACAATGGTAGCTGCGACTACTCCAATCTTAGCCGCCGCTACTGATACTTTAGCTAGTGCTTTTACTGATGTAAGAGCACCTTTACCTATGGCTGAAAACATTGATTTCATTTTAGCCTTGATATCCACTGTCTTCTTTCCAGTCTTATCAAGGTGCTTGTCTACCTTCTTGTGCGTCTCGCCAGCTACATATCCAATGTCTGCATAGGCTTTCTTCATAGCTTCAGATGCACTCATCCCCTGTTTTCTATACTCTGCTGCAGCTTTTCCCACATCACTTTTTAACTGGTTGACTGTCTTTCCTGATTCGGCTGCTATTTGTGACAAGCTTTTACCTGTATTAGCATTGCTTTCCGATATCTCCGAGTTGTTTTTTATAGCACTTCTGCCTATAGACTGGAATATCCTACTCAGCTTACTTTGCGTCTTCTCAGCAGTTTCACTTGTCTCATTTAAGCTTTTCTTAGCCTCATCATTTTTTATGGCAATCTTTCCCAGTATCTTAAATACTTCCAAAAGGGTCTACCCCCTTTCCTCGATAATAAAAAAATAGAGACACACGTTCTGTGTGCCCCTATGGTTTGAAATTTTCTATAATTGATATAGAATCCTTTATGGTTGCTTCAAGCTCGCCTCTACTCTCAAATGCCCCTGATCTGACTGGCTGTGAACCGCCACCTGATGTGCCGTACAGCCTTGCCTTGAAGTCATTAAATGATATGTTCTCCCAGCACTTATGGATATACATATCCCAGAGCTTGTCATCATCGTCAAGACGCACAAACGTGCATACAAACTCATCAAAGCTCTGATTGTCTATCATCGTATCAAGCAGAGTGTACGGATCCGCATATCTGTGAAATATCAGATCCATGAACTTGAGATAGCCTACTGTCTCTTCTCGAACAATCTTGAAACAACCTTGATAAAATCCGCAAAGCCCGGAAGTGTGACCGCATCATATAACATCTGTGTGAACACAGAGAGGTCAAGATCTGCTACCTCATCCACTGTCATACCTGACAGGTGTGACAGGCAGACAAATACCTCACGCTGACAGTCTGACAGCTTTGTCAGGATCACATCTACAAGCTCGAATGCAAGACCAATACCCACATTCTCAAGGAACCTCGATGCATCCTCATTGTCCTCACCATCACCAGAAGCCTTCTCACGTTCCTTCGCAATAAGCTCTTTGAACCCATTGCCGCTGAACGAGTCTTTGAAGTCCTTTACCCCCAGCTTACTGAACAGCTTCAGGAATGAAGCGATATCTGTTGCTTTGGGATTTCTAAGTGTATATGGCTTGATCTCCTGCACATCTTCTGTTGCCTCGGCATCTTCTACTACTTCGGTATTCTCTACTACATCTTTATTCTTTTTTATCTCGGTTGTTCCCATGATTATCTCTCCTTTTCTATGTCAATTAGTCTGTTACTTCTGTACTGGAATCTATAGACTGCTGAACCTGCTCCGTTGTCGTGCCGGTAGGCAAATAGATGTGGTATGGCAATGTATCAGCTGCCGGTGACAGATCCGCATAGCACTCAACAGTCAGCGCAAATGTGCCATTCTCTTTGTTCTTGCCCTCTATCTCAAGGCCTGATGTACAGAGCGCATTGTCAAAGATCACGATAACAGGACGACCATCTAAGAATCTTCCAATATATCCGAAGTTCTCAATGTAATCATCCTTTTCAATTCTTGCCTTGGATTCGATCACATCGTACCCTTCCGCTGTTGATGTGCCATTCTGTCCGATAATAGCCATCTTGATCGTCTCAGGCGACAACTCCACCATGTTAGTATCCATCTGCGCTGTCTCGCCTGTCTTAACTGCCAACTCCTTAACCTTAACTGATGCACCATCGACCTCTATATCCTTGAGCTCAGGCTTGATTGACAGCTTTGTACCGCCGGATGTTGCACCGATCAAAGACTCAGCAAAGTTCCATGTCTTTTTTGATGCGTCATACCTGAGCCCTTTGTGAATCGTTCCGGCACCAAACACAATGTTCTTCGGTGTCTTGTCTGTGATACCGGATGACTTAAACTCTTCATAAGTTAATGTATCTGCCATGATATAATCACCTTCCATTCTTATATTCTTTAATAGTCAAATTGATCTGTATACGTTTGAGGTCTGCATCCCCTGTTGGAATCGGTGACGCATTCCCATAAAAAACGGCAACCCCCGCACCACTTGCAAGAATTGCCGTCCGTTCAATATTCTGTTCTATCTTCTGCTTGTACTTCTCCAGGCTGAACCACGAGCCTCTTGTGAATCCATCTATGATGAATGTTATTTCCTGACATCCATCTTCCTCAGGTGTATCACCTTCAGAATATTCACCAACAAAGTATGCCTCTGGTGGGTCATCCTGCCACTCCATGAATGCGTATGGAATCTCAAGCTCATCTGTGAGTACGCTATTGATATATGATAATGTCTCTGTCGTCATTCGTCATCACCGCCTTACTCACTGAACGTCTGATTGAGAATAGAGCCAAGTCGCCTGATGATCTTGCCCTTTGTCTTGTCGAAGGCTTTCTGTAAAGGTCTGAGAGGTTTTTTACCATGAGTTGTGTGCCAGTCACCACGCTCATCCTTATAAACCCACGGCTTTTTGCGTCCATTGCCCTTCAGAGCGTATTCACCTGTGCCGTATTCTTCCCAGATAGCATTTTCAAGAGGATTACCAATAACCGCCTCGCCCTTATCTTCATCTACATGATGCGTCCATGCACCTTTTGTCTGTCCTGTGTCTACTCTCGTCTGTGCTCTCTTCGTCTGAGCCTCGACCTCTCCGGCAGCTTCGTACAGAAAGGCAATAACAGCATCATCCAGAGCCGCCTCAACCTTTATTCTGTTGTCTGTGAACTCCACATTTCCCATTACTGCCCTCCTGTGTACTTCAGATATATCTCAAGCTGCTCATGCATCCCCATCGGATCATCTATCAGCATGATGTCATATACCTGACCATTAACCACCATACGGCTGTTCTCAGCCTTGATCATGTCACTGAGACGTTTATAATCAGCTATGAACATGTGCGTTGATTCCTGCACCTTGGCATTATATGTTGTGTACTTACTGTCACCGCCTGAGAGGTCAAGCCAGCCGGTCAGGGTATCTTCTGACACCCATGCAGCTTCCTGTTCACCTATCTCGTTTCTGGTTATGCTCTTGACCTGTATATCTGCAACTGCATTTCCGCCTATTCCTCTCATGTTCAAAACCTCGCTTTCATGTATGGCTTTAAAAAGCCAAGCAGTGACTTTGGATATCCCATGAGGGAATTATCACCATCCATGTTGAAATAGGTCACAGAATGCCTACTGATGGTCTCAGACTGTACACCGACCTTATCCCGGTTGTTCAGGTCCCATGAAAGCATGTTTGCAACTCCCAGCTTGATATCCATCGGATATACCACCTTTGTCACCATGGCGACCGGTTCGCTTACAAGCTCCTCATTCACCTCTATATGCCCATTGTCCATATCCACAGCTTTGATGGTGTACAAGCCATCGTTGTAGCGTGACTCTGACACCTGTATAGTGTCGCCAACCTTGAACAGCTCAGATGCATACTGAAAGCCTGTCACAGCGTCCACAGGAGCCACAAACCGCCTGTTCCTGTCCTGATAATTATTATTTGTATATTTTCTGATCAGGAGTTCCAGTGCCTGAAGCTTAGCCTCAAGCACTGAATCTTTCTCCTCGGTGTTTACATACTTCTTAAGTTCATCGACAGTCATGATCATATGACCACCGCCTTACTTCTTAGGGATAACAGTATATCCGTCATGCTCCATGAACCAATCTGCCATACGCTTAGATGTAATCTCTGCCTTTCCGTTTGCGAACTGGACACCACCGGCGCCAATTCCACAGTAAGCAGCGCTATTATTAACAGATACTATCCAGCCTGTAGGCTCACTCTCTGTCTTTGACTCTGCCACTACAGGCTCAATAACTTCGCTTGTCTGATTTGCTGTCTTCGTTTCCTTTGTTGCCATATTCAATCACCCATCCTTCCTTATGCAATCTTGATATTTCTGAGTACACCTGCATGCTGTGTATTCTTGAGGACTGTAGCTGCGATCATCTCAACCTCGGCATCCTTGACTGTACCAGGCTCGTTGAAGTTTGGAAGATACTGATCGATTACAGAACCACCATTCAGACTGATTCCGTGGAATCCATCATTAACATCGAATTTGACTGCATAGACGTCTGTAAGACCTGTTGTTGCCGAACTCTCCTTTGCGATGGTTCTTGAAAGTCCCTTCTTGACAACATGGCCAGCAGTTGCAGAGCCGCCGCTTACAGTGTAATAGTCCTGCATATCAACAAGCTTGACACCATCAATAGTAGTGACACGCTTTCCGAATGCTTCCTCACTCTCTGTCTTGTATCCAAGGATACGAGCCACTGTCTGAATCTTGGTGATCATCTCTGTGTTAGTGAGCACCGCATCAGCATCTGTGGTCTTGACAAGAAGGCTCAGTGCCTCATAGAACTCATCAGCATTAGACTTGATTGCTGTGATAGATGACAGATCAATAGCCTTGTCTGTGCCGTATTCTGTCGTTGTTCCTGCGAGCATGGAATCAAGTCCCTGGAACTCAGGGTGATCAGTTGATGCTGTTGTAGTTGCATCACCATTGATCAGTGTATAGTGGAAGAGGTTTACCACTGCCTTGATATGTTCCTCTATCTGATATGCCATATTGTCAAAGTTGCCTGCTACTCTATTGAGCACTCTGTCCATCTGAACAGCTCCGCCCATGATTGCAAGATTAGCCTCGCACTCCTGCTTAGTAGCCGCTGATGCAGTGTAAGAGCCACCTATCTTTCTGAACTCTGCTGTTGCTGGAAGTACCTTTCTGAGATACTTGTACTTCATTGTTGAGCCACCACCTGATGCTGATACACAGTCATCAAATGTGAGCATCTGAAGTATTGTTGACTGTCTGAGGAAGATATCCACGATCTGTGAGAATACCTTATCACTCATACCCTTCTTGATTTCCTCTAATGTCATTGTCATAGTTTTCACCATTCCTTTCTACTTATTACTGGGTATTGTCCCCTTCATATTTCTGTCTCAATGCCTCTGCCAAGTCCTTAGGTTCTGCATTCGTATTGCCCTGATTCCCACTTGGCAGTCTATTCTCAATGATGTGCCTCTCGCCATCATCTGAGCCGGATGAAGCTGTGAACTGAGCCGGGAACTGTGTCTTTAGGTCTGTGAGCATATTGTCCCAACCTTTGATATGACCTTCATCATCAAGCTTCAGTTCCTCATTCTTCTCCTTGAGAGCCGCCTTGATCTTATAGGTCATATAATCAGTATCAACCGCATGAGCCTCAAGCAATGCTACCTTGATAGCCGAATTGACCTTAGTCTCCTCAAGCTCCTTCTGGAGTCTTGCATTCTCAGTCTCGTAAGTTGATATCTTCTGCTGCATGCCCTCATCGCCCTTAGAAGCTTTCTTGAGCTCCTCAATAAGCTTATTTGCATTGCCAATCTCCGTGTCTTTGCCGGTGATCAGTCCGTTGAGCTTCTCAAGTTCTGAATCATACTTCTCCTTGCTGACGTACTTGCCCTCGGACAGATCTGTGTATCTTACATGCTTGAGCTTATCTGTCTCTGTGCTGTTCTTCTCGTCAATCTTCGCCTGTACCTGCTTATACAGGTCATCTCCTAACAGTTCCTTTAATTCCATTGTTCCATCCTTTCTTGGCTTTAATCGTAGCCACACATGGCAGTTATCACTCTTGCCGGAGTTATTCTTTGTCGATCACAGTTTTATTGCCTTAAGCCGATTTTGGGCATAAAAAAAGACCATGTTTTTACCATGATCTAAATTACTGATTATTTAATTGCACGAAAAAAGCACCCTGTCGTCAGGATGCTTTGTATCTGAAATTCTTTGGAAAATCTACCTCTATTCCCCTTTCCAGTTTATCATTATTCTCTTCGGACTGAGCCATAAACCAAGCACACTTACCTGAGTCTTTTTCAACACTGACGGTCCTGACTCCATAGTACACTTCATTAGGATTTCCACCAAAGAACACCCATCTATCACCAATATCCACAACAAGGTAGAACCCAACAAAATTATCCGATTTTAACGTATCATATGCTGTTTTGCATGCTGTTTCAAATTTCATCATATGGCTCACCTTCTTTCACAAGCTGTAACTCCTCTATCTGATAGATTAAGGTTATCTATTCTCCATAATTTTACATCCTTAACTCTGCCAAAGTCAAGACTTCCATATGCTTTACCAGTTTGTGCATCATATAGTTTTAATATTCCGTTTTTGTATTCCCCAACTATTACATGACCTGTTCCATTAAATCTTGAAAAACATATTCCAAATCTTGCTCCATCACCGCTGTTTTTTGCTATAGCAACCATATCGCTATATGAGTAAACCTCTTTTACCTCTGCTCCGTCCCATGCCGCCCATGGATTAGCATTCAGGTAATGACTGCCACCACTCTTATATGGCTTAGCCGTTACATCATAGCCTCGTTTTCTCATTTCATACGCAACTGCGCAATTTGGGCAATTCATTGAATACCCATCATATGAATAATGCTTATAGTTAGGGTTTGCATTCTCTACAGCATTATCATCAGGCTCAATTGTTTTCCATGACTTTGGGATGCCACCATAGTATTTATCTGCCAACAAAGCGGATAAAACCTGAGAATCATACTTCTGTATATCTTCCTGAGTTATTTCAAGATACTTTCTCTGGTACTCCTCAAACTCATCTGTCTTGTCAAGATCAAAGTATGCTGCCCTATCCTTTAGAGTCTGAAGCTCTTCATCATCCAGCGCCCACCTTGCTCTCTGTAATAAGCAACAACGGCAGTTGCAATCCTCTGCCGGATCTCCAAACATTCCAGGAGCCTCGACCTTACGACCACCAACCTCAAAAGGCTCATCGACTTCTCGGATCTGTCCATCAAGCATCTGATGATGTTCTCTCGTTGCTCCGTCAAGAGTGGCATCCCACTGTTTCAATACATCTGCCCCTTTGCTTTTTGCAATATACATAGCGTCCAACGCTGACTGTACCTGTACACGATGCCCTTCAGTCCTTGCAATGCGGATAGAGTTGTTATAAGCCCTTTGGAATGGTGTATTTGCCATGTGTCTTGATAGTTTGCCAGCCACCTCATTCCACGTTGAGCCATTTGCAATGCCTCTTGATACCTCTGCTCTGACCGCTTTCTTGAGGTATGTCACATCCTCGCCCATTTTGTCGTAGAGCGACTTACTGAGCTTGCTGTCCGTCTGAATAGCTCTCACAACTGCCGCCTGATCTATCGGCATGATGATTGGAATACCTGTCTTTTGCAGGTCATACATGACGCCTGTGTATCCGTCTCTGTAGCACTTCGTCAGGTAGTCAGACACAGTTGCATATGAGTTAGACTGCAGGTTACTCAGAACACCCTCAAGCTGCGCTTTCAAAGCCTCCTGATACTGTTTCTGATAGATGATGCTCTGCAGATTCTCCATATCAGTTCGTTCTGAAAGCTCTCTTATCTTCTGCTCACAATCTCTCAATGCCCGCTGATATACCTGTTTGAGTTCTTTGATTGCCTGCTTTTCTCTATTTAGTTGTGCCTGTGCAACCTGCTTTTGTGCTTTGTTCATATGTTAACTCTGTTCCGATTTTGGCAGTTCAATAGCTATTCGCCATATTGATGATGTATTACCTGGAATAAAATATTCTTGATTGTTTATAACAAAACTTTCACTAGGACCATTAGAAACAACATCTGGTCCAGCTAATATATAATATGCTGACGGAATAGCGAGATACCCTGCAGGATACACATATTGAGCAAGACTTACCACGTCATGTATGTTGCTAGCCTGACTCCAAGCCTGAGCATAATAAGATGTCTCGTCTACATCAGAATAAATGATGTACCTAGCAGAAGTGAATGACATATAAACTATTCTATCTTCATTTGTTTTTAGATCTTTTGCAGGCAATACGATATGTAATAGATCAGTAATGTTAGATCCCTCACTGAATATTCCAATTCCGAATACCACTCCTTCTTTGCATGATACAAAATGCAAAAATGCATTAGCCGCACCACTATTGGCTGATCTAGTCAAACTCATGTTATACGAATAACAATATGTAGATGCGGACGGAGTAGCCCCCTGAATCACAGTTGTCATAATCAGATTAGTTCCAGAAAGACTAAACTTAAAACCTGTTGTGTTGTGCTCATCATCTCCCATGTATAATATCCACGTAGTGTTAGACTCTACGATATTAAGTTTCATGCCAAGAGCTGCCGCAATCTCCTGCATTTTTGCGTCATTTACGTCCGCATTGTAAAACGTTGAATCCGCCTCTTTTTTTCCCAGCCTTATTCTTTGTATATTATATCCCATCAATTAACCTCCGTTTCTACTGGCAGTATTCCGTATATGCTTGTTACATATCCATAAGGATGCTTGTAAGGTGATGTATTGACAGTGACGCCAAAATTTCCACCGCTTGATATTTTTCTAATATTCCCAGCCATCACATCCGCCGAATCTGTTGGTTCTGTAGCCACTCCTTTTTCAGTGATAGCTGTGGCTATCTTGGTATTTCTATCACTGACAGATTTTTTTACTTCTTCCATCTCCTTGTAAAGCTGTCCTGCAAGGTCTGTCATATACCGCTCTTCAATCTCGCTCTCAACTGCCTCGCAACCTTCAAGAACCTTCATCCTCGTGAGTTTGGTGTTGATCTCGTTTAGTATATTGCCCTCACTGTCTAACTTCTTAAAGCATACTGTAAAGCTTAATGCACCTGGAACAGCACATGCAGTAGCACCTACCACCCAATCAAATGTTATACTCTCCGGTTTGTCGTTTGCGCCCATGGCTATGTTACATTCATTGACTAGGTACACATCTTTCTGCTCTTCTTCATTCACATAGTTGATTGATATCTGATATTCAGTGAGATCTATGCCCTTATACGTTGCCGGCACTTCAAATGTCAGCCGGTTTACATCTTTGTCATGATATACACCGATGACCTCGCCAGCCGGCATCTTCACCGCTCTTGTATCTAAATCTATCTTGTATCTTTTATTTTCCATCTGCTCCACCTCCGTTCTCGACATCTGTATTGATGTTATCAAGCACCTTCTGAGCCTCTTCCGTGTTCTCCTCCTCATTCTTAGGCAGCTTGTCCTTGATCTCCTCATAATCAATATCAAGCCAATCACAGATAGCTTTGATAATAGTCTCATCATTAAGTATGCTTGCAACATTAAGTATTGTATTGATCTCTGTCTGCCTTACCTGAGCCTCTGTAAGTTCTATTTGTGCATTTTCCTGTGCATTGCTCATAATCTCATGAGCGAACTCAAAATAAACATCCTCGGCCTTATATGCCTTGTTCTCAGCCTTGTTGATCTCGTCAATGGCAATCTCTACTATCCTCCTCAAGAACTTTCTAAGAGCTTTCTCTATCTTTTTTGCCTTAAGGTCAAGGAGAGAATAAGCCGCCTTGATGGCTATATTCGTAGTGGCTGATGTGTCCTTGAGTCCGGCGGTATTCAACCCCATGCCGAACCTGTATATATTCTTTTCATCAAGCTCCAGTTTTGCCTGTCGTGCCTGATATGGTACATCAACAGTCTTGACATCTACGTCACCATCCTCACCTATACCTATGATCTTCTTTGTTTTGAGGTTTGTCTGAAGCTCATTCAGGTTGTCTCCCTGAAAGCCTTTGATAGCATATAGTGGGGAATCAAAGTCTATGAGGTTGTTTGACAGGCTTGAGGCCATCAGGTCATAGTCATCTATGAGTGGCTTTACAGGCTTAAGGCTTGAGGTCTGCTTCTTGTTGTTATCCAGCCGGAAGAATGGAATATAGCCAAATCCATCGAAGTATGTGTTTTTATCTCCGCCATTCTTAGTGTATAACACGTGAGGTTTAGGGTTGATTGGCTCAGTGTCATCCAGTACCACCGTCCCATTATCAACCTGGACATAATAATATGTCTGCTTATCATCCCAGACCTGTATTCTCTCAATAGTCTTGTGCCCTTTGTCTATCCTGTCCGTATAGTGGTAAATCGTGTATGCACAGCCATCATCTGTGTCCTTAGCTCTTACCTCAATAACTCCGATACTGTCAGCATTTGCAAATGACATCATGTCCTTGGCATTCTTGTACGCGTACATATACGCAAAGCCTTTGACCTGCATATCTGTGATAGCGTCAGAAAGCTCAGACATGAACTCATCATTGTTGTTAAAATACTTGTCCATGTGTTTCTGCAGCTCAGGGTCGTTGGACTTTACAATGCCATCCCCTGATAGGATGTACTGGGTGCATTGGTCAACCAGCTCTGTGAAGAACGGATGCGATATCTTCACGTTGCTTCTGGTCTTGTCCTCTACCAGTTCGCCATCCGCATTGTAGTAAAACATTCTATACTTCTTTATGTCATGATCGCCGTCATAGTATCTTTCGCCTGTCCGGGCAAACTGCTTTTTTTCTGATGTGCGGTCACTGTCTATCAATTCTTTTATCTCGTCAGGGGTTAGCATTTTTTCACCTCTCTATACCAGCCATGTTCCCTTAGGCTTATCATTCTCATATACACCAGTCAGCGCATCCGGAGCATCATCATGAGCATTCTTACCCTCTTTCTGATACTTCCTTATTGCTTCCGCAAATTCTGGCCATCTGTCTTCCCAGTTCACAGGGAAGAGAACGTTTTGCATTACTCCTGTACTATTTGACAGGATCCTTGATGTCTTATTCTTTGACTGAAAGAACCACTGTATTTTAGTGTGAGTATTTCCCAAAGATTTCAGTTCTCTTATAACGTTTCTGCTGAATCCTCGACCGCCATTATTGCTCTCTATTAAAGCATTACCAACGTTATTGTTCGTCAGCATCTGAGCTGTTGCCGGCTCAGTAACTTCCATTGACTCCTTTGTGTATAAGACATCAAGTATGTAGTATGTACTCTCATACATGCCATAACAAATAGAACACAGGTAATCACTACCTGTGTCTGCTGTATCTGTATAATTCAATATATATTTGAATAGGTTATTGCCTTTGCTATCCCTCGGAATATCCGTATATGTCTTGATATGACTGTATAGTCTGCCCTTGACATCTATAGGCTCCTGCTGGTAATTTGCAAGGACTATATCCTTGTTCATATTCTTGGTCTTTATCTTGTAATCCTTATATGACAGGATAGCTTCACAGAGCATTGCCCCATCGTCTTGTACTGCCTTGTAATTGATATGAACTACATCGTCATAGTTTGCAAGTACATATCCGGCTAAATCCTTTGTTGACCATCTTGTCATTATTATGATGATCTTGAAATCATTTTCAGTTCTGGACAGCATTGTATTGTTAAACCAGTCAATCTGCTTCTGCAATACTGATTCATTGTAGGCTTCCTCACTGTTCTTGATAAGATCATCTATTATCATAATATTACAACCAAATCCGGTTGCTGTACCTGTTGGAGATGTTGCAAGGTAATTAGCCTGCTGACTGCCCTCAAGGCTCCACTTCTGAGCTGCAGCCTCACCATACTTTATTTTTGTACTGGGGAATATGTCACCATACGTCAATACTCCCTCTGTAGGTTTCTCGGCTATGACATCTCTGACAGCCTTTGCAAAGGTTCCTGACAACGTCTCATTATATGAACCTGTCATAACCTTTTTGTCTATACCATATTTACCGAATAACCACTGAACAAATTTAGTAGCTGTTCGTGACTTTCCGTGCCTTGGCGGCATATTCACCACCATTATCTGTTGCTCTGCTTCTTCTACGAACCACTGCAGCTTATCCGCAAGATCATGCAAGAACGCTCTGTCGTTACTGTAGAAATCAGGAGAGGTCAGCTTGCAATACTGCCAGAACTCTCTCCTTGATAGCTCTATCTTTAGCTGTTGCTGTAATAAAGGGTCATGTTTATCAAACGTCATCAATAAGTTTCTTCAATTCTTCGGTTGTAAGCCCCTCAAATGCATTTGGTGTGGTATTCTTCACTTCCACCTTTTCTGTGAACATACCCAGGTGCTTACCCAGGAGCTCCAACGCCTGTATCTTGCTATAAGGCTTTATTTCAAAGCCATCTCGACCCTTTTTTATAACTGCAATAGCTTTCTTCTGATCCTCTGTCAGTTCATCCGTCAGGATAGGCTCCACTGTCCTGTATTTCACCTGATTGCCGTCCTCGTCAAGTACCGGGACCATGTTTCCATCAACCTCTACCATAGCGTCCTTTTCAACCACTCTTGCATAGTCAGATGCCTTTGCAAATGCGATAAGTGCAAGCTCATGCAATACTCTATCCTGAGTTATTTCTGTGCGCTTTTCACGCTCTTTCTGACGTTCTTGAATATATGCTTTGACGTTAACATTGGTTAACAATCTGCTTGCAGCGGCCTTTGCCGTCTCGTCTTTTTTCACAGATGGATAAGCAACCTTATAAGCTCGTGTGCCATTAAGGTCAACCAGCCATTCATCTGCAAATCTTTTTTGCTTTTCTGTTATCGCTCCCAAATGTCACACCTTCTTTCTGCTACTTTCTCAATCTCTTCGGGATCACAATCTCAAATCTTTTAATCTTACTCATATCTCACCTCAAACAAAATAGCCCAGTGGGGGAGAGAATCAACAACGACATTTTCACATTTAACTTAAGGAGTTTACATTTTTAACCACTGGGCATAAGAAAAAGGACACAACCGATAATGGCGAACGGTTATGTCCCTTATGAATCATATATTTTTATTGTTCTATGATAGCATATATAAATGTAAGATTGTGTAATGCTATATACAAAAGCACAACATTTTACATTTTTCATGGGCTATACTTATAGATTTAGTATTTTTTTCGAGAACTCTTCAAGAGCCCATCCATGCATACTTCTTATATATTCGTATGTATAGTTCATTTCATCAGCAATCGTTTTAAGTCGCTTGTACTCAACATATCTTTTGTACAATATGTTCATATACTTTGTATTGCCGAGGCTCTGTATTTGAGTAATTATTTCATTCTTAAGCTTGGTGTATCTTCTGATATCTTTTTTTATTTCACGCTCAAGATCAACGTATCTGCCAACTTTATTTCCCATTAAATCTTGTGAAACACTTGTTTGTACTTTTTCACTTGAGTAATCAAACGCTCCCGTACTTAGGGCCATTTCCTTAAGCTCATCGTATTCCTGCTGTTTCTGTCTGATCTTCACATCAAGAAGCTCTACCTGTTTCAAATACTCTTTCGCTTTCACCGCCTCACCTCCTACTTGTTCTCCCGGATGGTGAAATCCAAACCTGTTTCTTCCTTCAAAGTCTGTATAAGATCATCCCATATGATATCCCCATCACATATAGCCTCTGTCTTTGAATTAAATCTTTCACAGAACCTATCAAGCCTCTTCTGTCCAAAATCGAACTCATCACGTAAGACCATGCAGGACATAATCAAAATCGTGTCTATCGTATTTAACTTGATCTTATATACTGACTCATCAAGCTGCTTCTGGCTGACCTCAAGTGGAACAAACATGGCTCCTCTGACCTTGAGTTCTTTCTCTGCTGCTTCCATGCCCTGTGTCTTGATGACATTCATCAGCCATGCAGCCCCCGCCATTCTTGCTTCGTGTAGCTTTCTATCTGATTTTGCCATCCTCTCACTCCTTCCGCATGAATCTGTTCATCAAATGGTTGTCAGGATCCATCTTCATTCTGAATCCTATCTGTCCCTTATTCTCTATCACTCCCGGATCATTGAGCTCTGCACCGTCAAGAAAGCTTCGGAGCTTCTTCATGCAGTCCGGGCATAAATCTCTTGATCCCGTCACATCTTCGAACATATCAAACATACTTGCCCTTATCGGCGCTCCGTGTTCAAACGGCAGG